TCCTTGCGTAGTGTAAAAATGTAGATTTGCACAACCTAGTCGGGGGTTAAAATAATCTATATAATAGAATTTGATGGGTGGTAAAACTTAGGACATCGCTGAAGATGATTTTAATAACACCCATCCCCAAATTATGGCAATAGTTATTAAAGGTATAAAATTACTGACAAAAAAAGGTGCTGAGAGACTAGCATTGACGGGTAAGCGTAAGTTAGCTGATCCAAAAAAATCAGCTGCGAGTAGAAAAAGAGCTAGGCAAGCCGTTAAGTCTGTAGATAAATACAATATTCATGCTGGTGGAGGTAAAGGCCCTGTACCAATAAAAAAACAATCAGCAGTAAAATCAACATTAAGTGGTCGCACATATTCTGTTAATTTAGATACCTTCAAAAAGACGGCTGCATTAGGAGCTTTTGGACCAAGAAAATCTTCACCTATGCAAGACTTTCAAGCAAGTGTAAGAAATTTGATTGGCTTGGATCAATTAAGTATTAGAAAAGCACATAGAGCATCACATAGAGCTAGAGAAAGAAGAAAAAATAGGTTAAAGAAGAAATAATGGCAGCGAAATATTTTTTTGGAATAGCATACAAATATGGAAGACCTGTAGTGCAGGGAGCTTCAAAAAAGTTTCAAAAACTTTTTGAAAAAGAATATAATGAAGATAGAGCTGCAGGCCTAAGCTCATCATCAGCCTTCAAATCAGCAGCAGATAAGATAAATAAAAAATTAAAAGAGTTTCCAAAGAAAGATAAATAATGGCATTAAAATCAAAAGAGTTAAGAACAATAGATGATTTAACTCCTAAGCAAAAGAAGTTTGTTGATATACTTGTAGCTAATTGGGGAGAAATAACAAAAGCTGAAGCTTGTAAAAGAGCTGGATACGAGGCTAAGAACGATAAAAATTTTTCCGATATTGGCAGTAGGCTTACATTACGAAGACATAATCCACACGTAGTTAAATATTTAGACCAACAGCTTGAAAAAGCCAAAGCTAAATATGAGAAGGATAGATTACGTAGATACAAAAGATTAGAAAAATATGCAGATGCTGCTTATTCTGATAAGCAATATGCATCAGCTATTAATGCTGAATTTAGATCAGGACAGTTAGCTGGTCTATATGTAGATAAAAAAGAAGTCAAAGTATCAGGATTGGAGGGTATGTCACGTGCAGAGCTTGAGAAGAAACTTACAGAGCTTTCAAACAAGATCGATGGATTCAATGCCAAAACGATCGAAGTTGAGCCAGAGACAAAAGAAATATCTCAAAAGTAACAATTGGACATCTTTCATTACTGTTTTTAATGAGATCCATAATGCAGATCTTAGTATTAACTTAGGTAAAATAAATGTTAAAACGGAAAAAAAGTAAATATAAACAAGCTCTCGTTGGTAATAAAAAGTATTATTACTATAGAATTTATTGGCTTGACCCGTGCGGGGACGCTGGGCACAGAGATGCTGATGAAGTAAAAAAATTAAAACCTGCTAAGATGATTACGCATGCATTTATCTTCGATAAAGATAAGAAACATGTTTGGACATTTGCTAGTTACGACAGCGAAGCTGCTGTATTCTCCGACTGCAATGTGTTGTTAAGATCAAGCGTTACCAAACTTGAAAGAGTGTTGAACCGATCTGAATAAAATATGAAAAAGCGAGAGTCAAAGCTTTGGCAAAGGATTAAAAAAAATATAACAAAACCACATTTAATACGCGTAGAATCTAATACTATTAACGGTATTCCTGACATAAATGGTTGTTGGAGTGGTAAAGAATTTTGGTTAGAACTTAAATCGGATAAGGTTGGATATCCAAAGCTATCTAAATGGCAAATTGCTTGGATTAATAAACGAATCAAACACGGTGGCATAGTTATCATCTGCGATGAGACCCTCTCGGAGAGAAAGTTGAAACTTTACAGACCGTTGTCCGCGTTTACTGATGCTCGGTCACTGAAACCTCGGTGCTCGTTCTCGTTTCCTGTTAAATGGCCCGCGGTGCAGCGTGCCTTCTGGGATCTCCTGCAGCGTGCTCCTGAAGCTCGTTCTCGTTTTCGTGACAATGAACAACGAATCGGTGAGGAAATAGAAAGGCATCTGGGCAGCGTAACCTCCCAGGACTTGGAAGAGGCATAGTTCTCGTGTATTCTCGTTCTCGGGGGCCAACTTTTCTATCATTGTTTTCCGTTGAGCCCCCTACCTGTCTCCTGCGCCTGGAGAAGCTCGTTCTCGTTCACGGAATCTCGTTCTCGTTGCAAACAACCATTATAGTTTGAAGCGCGCATCCCTTCCCATCTGGGATCCTGTGGTACACTGGTGTAGTCTCGTTCTCGTTTTAGCGAAAGGAGTATGATAATGAAGTGATACCATTAGCAGTCTTCAGGAGCTACGGCTGGTACAAAATTTCCTGAACTTTCTTCTTGACTTTGATCCCATCTGGTCTTATGTATACGTTAACCCTGAAGGCAATCAATCTTTTAGATTCGATCCGATTCAGAGTTATTACGCGGGCTGCTGGTCTACTGAATGTGTAATCAGGTGCACCGTCCAGCGGTCCGCTAACAAGAAACAGAAAAGGAAAACAATGAAAACACATATAATCAAAGATGACGGTACGGTTACCGTGGTAGAAGGAAAGATAGAAGATCTTGATGCAATGCAAAAGCTCGTCAAGGGACCAATTGAAATCGTAAACGCAAGCATGCCTGTAGCATCGAAGGAGCTGCCAGGCGGCAAAGATCTCAAAGAGATGGTGGTGAATGAGGAGGGACTCTTCAATAACTCGTTCCAAACGAATCACAAAGCCAGGAAACTTATAGCTCAAGGACTGGGCGTGCAGCTCGATGCTATCCAAGACATCCGTGGAGATGTCTTCGTTACTGACGGATGGAGAATAGCGTGACCTCTCTCGTACTAATCCTCGCCCTGCTCTGGCCTCGGGTAACAATGCCAGTGCTAGGGCTCCTGGTACTGACTATGGTGGCAGTGTGGTGAAGCTCTCGCTCGTTCTCGTTAGAGTGCGCCTGTTTAGAACTATTCTAATGTAGATAATGCAGAAGCGTGCTTCTGCGCTGGTACAAATTTTTTATTTGACTTTGTAATGGGATATGATAAGACAAGGGGAAGATAACAAAGGAGAACTATGGGACTAGATCAATATGCTCATCTAAGAAATAGAAAGATAGATTGGGCGAAGTACTATGACGGAGACGAAGAAGAAAAAAAAGACGTTTTCGTTTGGAGAAAACACGCAAGACTTCAAACATTTATGAATAGAAAGTTTGAAGAACAGAACGCAGAACAACTGAAAAAACAGAGAGAAGAGGAAAAGGATAAAGATTTTAATCCTATGGATTTGTCGCATCTCGGTATGAACGGATATGATGAAGTTTATATTACCGATGATGTCGTTAAGGATTTAGAAAAGGAAGTTAAATCTAATTTCTATAACTCGTTCACACCTGACGGATTTTTCTGGGGACAACAATTTCAAGAAGAGGCAGTTAAAGAATACAAATCGCAAGACTTGAAGTTCTTGGACTTTTGTAAGAAAGCTATCAAAGATGGCAAGACTGTCGTTTACACTTGCTCGTGGTGATGGGTGCGTTATTTATATATCTCTCGCCCTTGTGGGTTATCTACATCTTAATTCTGTTTGATATTGTAAGTTTATCAAATGTTTTAAATTTGTTTTAACTTTGTTCTGCAAACGACCCATTATGGACACTTATCAACTGTGTGTTCATAATGGGTTTTATGTGTTGATTATAATGTGGGATATGATAAGACAGGCTATTACTAACACTAACAAAAGGAAAACAATGAGTAATGCTATAAGAAAACTGAAAGCAGATGAGAAAAAAGTCATCTTAGCTTATGCAGTTAATAAGTTGCAACTTAATCGTTTATCTAAAGAGTTAGATACAATGAAACAAAACGTGGTTAATGTTTTTGAAAGAACAAATCAAAACCTAGTTATTGTTCAAGACGAAAATGGTTGTAGCTTTGGAGTGCAGAAAATCAGACGAAAAAGAAAAAAGTTTGAAACTGCCAACTTCAAAATAAAACATAATGATTTATTCAATCAGTTCTGTACTGAGATTGAATATAATGAGTTCAAGGCTATTGGTGATAACAATGACAAATAGTTTGATGAACATATCTAAAGTATTAGCCGAGCAATCGGCTAATGCTCAACTTACTGACAATGTTAAGTTAGAGCCTGACGCAATCAGTAAGTTAAATTATGAAGTTATGTACAAAATGTTAGAGGGTGAAGTTGAAAAGCTAATACTAGAAAACAACGGCAACCCACTAATTGATAACTTTAAAAAAAGGATTGTAAAGAAGTTCAGTTATTTAATTGAGAAATTAAGTAGCTAACTACAACCATCACCGATAGCCCTTTTGGGCTATCGGTTTTCTCTTATAGAAGGCTCAACAAATCAGACAACCTGCTTTTCTTAATTTTTTTACGCGACCCGCGTTCATATACAAGGTACTTGTATATTACAAGAGTTTATAGCAAGTCGAATAGAAGTAGTGTATGCTGAAACGATATGATATAAGGGGACCCAAGAAAACAAAATATTGAGATGAGCAAATTAGATCAATTAACAGATGATGAATTAAGAACCTTAATTCTAAAGAAACAGATCGAATATATAAAATTATGTCAGGATAACTTTTTATTATTTGTGAAAGCTATGTGGCCTGATTTTATATGTAGGCAAACAGAGGACCCAGAAAACTGGGGGCACCATCAAATCATTGCAAATGAGTTTCAAGATATAGCTTCAAAACAATCTAAACGACTTATTGTGAATATGCCACCAAGGCATACTAAGTCAGAGTTTGCATCTTTTTTGTTTCCTGCTTGGATGATCGGTAAGAATCCTAAGATGAAACTCATGCAAGTATCTCACAACGCTGAACTTGCTTCGCGATTCGGTAGCAAAGTTAGAAACTTAATGGAGACCGAAGACTACAAAAGTATCTTCGGAGATGTTAGTCTAAGGG